CGGTAAACTTCTAGGCCCCGCTAACGTTATGTCGGAACAAGATGCCAGACTTATATCAGATCCTAATCGTAGTATTAGTAAAATGTGGGAATGGATGAAAGATCCTGAAATGCCTATCGATCCTAATAAAGTCAAGCCAGGAGAATCTATTAAGTTCAAGAGTATTGCGGATGATAGGCATACCAGAGGACTTACCTCCGAGAAACAGGTGCAAAACCTAAAAAATCATGGAACACAATTTAATCTAGCTGATATTAATCAATCTAATAAATTGAGTAAGTCAGATGTAGATCCAGAATTAGCTGATTTGTTAGACGCCGATTCCTTCGATATCAATGCTTCCGATGATGAGTTATTTGGTATGGATATCAAAGACGACTCCCTAGAAGTGTTTGATCAAGAAGAAACTTTGTCCGATTTTGAAGACGAACGAAGCTAATTGCTTTTCAGAAACTCTTGATATTTTTCGTATTTACGTGGCAAATAGATTGTAGCGTCTTGATATAGCCAGTCGAGGACTTTACGCACTTGCAGATTGCCACCGACCGATAAGGTTGTGGTAATTTTGTTCGTTTGAGAGCGTGATAATGATTGTGAACAGTTGATATCTAATTCTTTTTTCAGTATCTTAGCAGTTTGTTCGCAGAATTGTTTGGTAGAGACGAACTTCCAAATCGTATTGATCGTCTTTTTATTCTTGAAGTGATTTTGATAAATTGTCCCGTCACCATCACTATACCCACGCAGGAAGTGGCGCACAAGTTCCATAGGAATTGCCGTAGGAAATTGTAGGATGAGGGATTTGTTGGGAACGCAGCCCAAAGCGATTAGTTGGTCGCATACTTCTTTGCGATTGACGCGAAAATAGGAGTAGGTATTTGGGGAGCCTTTGTTTTGTGCCATTTTGATGGGAGATGATGGCGACATGATGTCTCGAAATTTTTCCAGGATGCACTGATCGTTGGATTTGAGTTTGATAGTCATTGCATAGGCATTATTTTGCACGTTACCATCTGCATATAGGAAGCCTAAAAAGTAGGCATTAGCCTCGCAATTTATCTCTTTGAAAAAAATGGTATTGACATCTGTGTAGGTGATCTTCTTGCCTACTCGTGTTTCAATATCGTTTCTTCTCAGCATACCAGAAACTGTTGTTTGCCTACAATTTAGTGTTTGAGCTATTTCACGTTGTTGTTTCCCCGCGTTATATAGATCGATAGCTAACTTTATGTCTTGGGGAGTGAATATTTTTCGCATAACAGGATATATATCAAGTGTGGAGATTGATGTGTTGAGTTTGGTTCATAAAATTGGAGATGCAATGAAAATACAATCCATTCTTACAAGAGGCATTGGGAGAAAAACCCAATGAAATCATATCCTTAGGCTTGTGCAAGTTGGCAACACTTTGCCAGTAAGTTTCATCTGTGATCCTAGCGCTGAATTTCAGCCCGGTCAATTTGCAGAACTAATCGTAATCGGTAATCAAGTGATGGCTACCATTAGCAATGGTACCGCCCCCATTGGTGTTATTGACGATATCAAAACCAAAGCATTTACCAACGTTTCTTGGAATGAAACTGTGATTGTTCCTGCGGTGGGTGTGCCAGGACCTAACAATACATTAGTTACTCCGGTCGATATTAAAGTAGAATTGAGAAGACCTAACATTATTCAGAGTAGTTTTAGTTCTACCGTTAATGTAGTACTCAATCCCATAAATGGAATTATTACCTTCGTAGCAGGAACTCAATTAAATTTAGATATTCAAGGTTCTGGTATCCCTAATGCCATTAAAGCTATTGTCAATTATACTTATATGGTAGCTAACATCCCTGGTGATGATAGTACGGCAGGCTCCGGTAGAATGACAGTTTGGTTTGAAAGAATGTTTTTTCAAACGGATCAATACGAGACTAATCAACAATATCCTGTTCGTGCTAATGTGTATGTTAGTGAGACTGGATTTGCTACTACCAGAAGACCTAGTCCGATTCATCCGGCCGTGGGAATGATAACTGCTCCTCCGACCCCGATGAATCCGATGGTGGAAATTTTATTTTTTTAGGCCCAGAAAAGGCTTGAAAAAGCCTATGTTCATAGTTATATTATGTGTCGGAGGTCAATTATGACAGACGATACGAAGACTCAAAACGGGCGAATTCATTATCTTTATCGCATCACTAATACCGTTAATGACAAAATCTACATCGGGCAAACAGTTCAGCCAGAAAAACGTTGGAACCAACATAAAACGAGTGCGGCATCAGATAATCCAATTATGGTTATTTCTCATGCCATCAAAAAATATGGTAATCAAGCATTTGAGTTTGAGGTAATAGCGGGATGTAAAACCTGGGATGATGCAAATGAAACCGAAACATTACTTGTTGCTCAATATGATAGTTTGGTTCCCAATGGATATAATGTATCTCTAGGAGGTTTTAATGCTCCTAAATCCGAACAATGGCTTCAAGCTATGCGAGATTGGCACGCCTCTCTTTCACCCGAAGAGCGATCTAAAATAAGCCAAAAACAATCAATATCATACACTAAATATATTGAAGAGAATGGTCATCCGGCTCTTGGCACCAAACGAACCGATGAGCAACGAGCTAATATGAGCATTGCCCAAAAAGCGGTGGAAAATAGATTTTCCGAAGAAGCTTTGCAAAAAATGTCGGAGGTGCATATGGGCCATAAAGACTCCGAAGAAACTAAACAAAAGAAATCGGAGAGTGCTACCGCTGCTTGGGCGGAACGAATTTCCTATGATGGCATTCGATGTTCCGTTCCTGGCTGCAAGATCTCTGGCAAGGCAAAGTATAAATTTGTGGAGGGTGTTCGATACTGTAACATGCACGGCCTCCGTATGCTGCGTTACGGCAGGTTAGATATTTTGGCTCCTGAAAACCGTACATCGCACAATAAAGGTGGTACATCTTATAATAGGACAAAATTTACAGAAGAACAAATTGCATATATTTTGACATCTCCTAATACTACTGAAAAGCTCTCTAGGGATTTTGGCGTTACTTCCAAGGTGATCAAACGAGTAAGGTTGCAGGGTAGGTAAGTCCCAAATATTACGGTCTCATATGCAACATCACGCATAATATAGACAATCTACTTATTGAGGCCAACATATGTCTTTCAAGCACACAAAACACTGGGATTCGGAACTAATGCGCTCCTTGGAAAAGGTAGCACAAGAAAAGGGCCTGATCAAACCAGCTGCCCTTCAGAAGAATGCTGCCGTTATTAAAAAAGCGGATATCACCCCTACTACTAATTTGATGGAGAATATTCTCAAACTTTGTAATGGAATGAGAGAGCAAGGCTTGGTGGTGGAAGCTAATGAGTTGGAAGAAAATTTCCTCAACTACAAACAAGCTCAAACTATGTATGAAGCCCATAAAGAGAAGGGTGAAGATCTGGTAGAACGCGCCCACCCAGAAGGTAGCCATAAACTAGAAGGTGTGGAAGGCGATGAAGCCACCTTCGAAGACATTCTTGACAGGCATGCCAAGATGTTGCAAATGATTGAGAAGAAGCCCAGTGGCAAACTGTCTTCCGCTAAATCGATCATCGAAGCAGTAAAGGTAGCTCTAGGTGCTCCCCCTTTAGTTTTTGACCCGGCAGTGGGTTATTCTGCCGCTCCTAATCTTTGGAGTAGAGTGGTCAATATGTTTGGTTCTAATAGTTCCGGTATTGAAACTGCTTCCACAGCGGGAGAAGTGGGGGCCGGAGAAGCAGCAGGCGGTATAGCGGCCGGAACTGTGGCTGCGGTAGCAGCGGCAGCTGTCTCTGCTGCGGTGGGTGCCGTTGTAGGGTATGAAATTTTCGAGAGCAAATTTTATGCTACCGATTTGGAGAAAGCTGGCAACAACGTTGTTTCTCAAGCCACTGACGTGGAGGCAGATATGCCACCCACTATGCACGGAGAGCTAACATCGTTTCAAGCTAGCTTACATAAGACACTTAGCAGTGCAGGTAAGGCTATGGCCCTAACACAGGACGCCAATCCAGACAATTTGCAAGCCCTGCAAGATTATGCTAGCTCCGTTCAAGACACTAGTCAGCATGCTTATCAACTTATGTCCATGGCTCGAGAGCATGATCATCCTTCCAACTTAAAGCCTGGCCAATCTGGCAGCTCTCATCCTATTTGGGAAGATCTAACCAGCGTTTTTTCTGGTTTCCGTGATGTAGAGTTGGCAGCCGGCAATTTTATCAATGTAGCTCAAAAAGCTAACGTAGATGCTCGCTTGGCCATCAGTAAAATTATGGAAGTCATACAAGCTAAAGCCAAGGAACACACTTCTTCTCAAGGTGGAGGCGCAGCCGCTAAACTAATTAGTGATTATAAGGCTACCTACGAAAGAATTAAAGCTTTTATCACTAAAATCCAAGCTAACAGACCAGCCGATGCTTCCAGACAAATTGGCTACCTACAAAATACTCTTTCCACTTATTTAGCCAAAGAATATAAAGAGTTTTCGCAAATTCCAGCCGCTAATAGAACTGCGGAAATAGTGCAACCGTATGCTACTAGACTGAGTGCTGTCAATGATAGACTCAATGCTTTCCAGCAAGCTAAACTTACATGAGATAATAATGAGCAAACACTTAGTCGATCTAATCAAGAAAATAGCACAAGGAGTGCCAGATTTTTATGAAGGCACTGCGCCTGCTAAACCAGCAGCTCCTCCTGCCCCCGCTGTTCCAGTAGCTGCGGGTCCGCCTGTATTGACACCTACGCCTTCTTCTGGTGGAGGTGGCGGAATTCCTATTGTCAAAACCATGCAACAAGGATTAATCAATTTAGCTCAAGACGTGTTAGCTCAAATTAATCTACAAGACATTGCCAGTCCAGGTGCCGCTGCGGGGGAAGCCTCCGGTAGAAATTCCTTTGCCGATTTTATTACTAAAAACTATCTCAGAAATTCCGATGTGCCAGGCGTGGAATTTGATCCCGATGCTAACAAAACAAATATGTCTGAGAAACAACCTACCGATCCTAGTCGTATGAATGTAGTGATGGATACTATGCGTAGAATAGGCAATCCCAAGACGGGCGAGTTTGCTGTGGATGGTAAATGGGGACCTCGTACCAACGCAGCTTTGCATAATGCTTACGCCTATGCTTACGCCTTGCTCAAATTAGCGGCAGATTTTCACCTTCATACCTCATACACCGAAGAAAACCTCAACGCTCTCAAAAACGATATCCCACCAGAGTTTAATGATTTTAGCGTTACCCAGAAAGTGGCAGCTGCTGCCAATATCGTCAAACAAATAAGTGGCATTCGTAGGCTATTTAATGAAATTAAGCAGGGCGTATTAGAAAAGCCAGCTTATCGAGCTTATATTGAGGGAGATCAAGTCTTCCATACTTACAAGCACGAGGGACTGGATCCGCAAGCTATTTCTGGTTTACAAAATATGTTTGGTAACAGTCCTCAGAATTCTAAACTTCGAGTTACCTTCAATGAAAATGGTAAACAGCAAGAACAGATTATTACCGTCAATGATTTATTAAATCCATCAGTCTTTCAGAAGTGGATGGAGGAGCATGCCCCGCACGCTTCACCCCAAGAAATACTAACCTCTCTCAAACAGAATATTGGATTGATGGAAGGCAGTGTTTCTTTAAGTGCCCCTCCAAGTACATACTCACCACAACACGGTAAGAAGGCGGTCTAATGTCTTTTATCCACGACAATCCATTTCTAATTCGAGATTTGTTACAAGCTGGTTTGCAAGACGAACAAAAGTTTGCCAAGAAGGGTCAGGCTCAACCTCTCGATCCGGCTTACACTCAGCAGACTACTAATTTCACTAACTTGCATCAACTAATTAGCAATTTAGAGAATAATTTAGCTCCTAATGCTGAGGCTAATGTTTCCCACGAAGGAGATCCCTCTGCTCAGGTTGCTATTAGAAGTGAAAATCTCAATAGCTTAGGTAGTCTCGCTAATTGGCTGTTGACTAACAAAATTACTGTCAATGGACAAAGAATTGTTTATTCGGAAGGCGAAAATCCACACAATGAAGACTACCAAGTATATAAGTTAGAGCCAGGTGGTGGTTTAATTGAAAGTACGGATCGAAGTCAGCCTTTCGCGGGTGCTATGACTACCTTCGTGATGAACAAAGATTTATTGTCCGCCTATCTAGTCTCTTTGCAAGCTCAGCAAGAAAAAAAGCCCAACACTTTCTTAAAGGTTCAGCTAACCAAACTAATTCAAGAAACCAATAGATTATTGGATACCAATATTGGAGAACAATATAAACCACCTACTCAGGTAGCAGGAACCACAGGGCCTAACCCAGAACATCCAACCCCAGTGGGTCAAGGTGCCGGCGCTCAACAACGAGTTGCCTCCTTAGAACAATTGGCTAGTATGCTTCCTTTCAACAGCGAAGAAATCAATCCCCGAGAATTAAAAATGTTCGTGGATCAATATGCTTTATTGGATCCAAGAATGGCCACCTTAGCTCAAACGGCTAATACCGATTTTCAGAATATCGATTCTTTTATGATTAACCCAGGCGCCCCAATTCAGTTGGATGAAACTACATTAACCCCCATGGGCTTCAATACTTTGGCTCGAGGCACTAACGGCGGCATTAGATTGGCCACTGTTTTGTATAGTATGATCCAAACCGTGGGCAGAATGTATGAGTTGTTTGTGCGAGATCACTTGCAAGAAATTTCCAACCCTAGAAGCGGTATGGGGCCTGGGGTGGCGCAAAGCGTGCAGCAACAAATTGCCCCTGGCGGCCCTGAGAAAACTAACTTGGGTGATCTTCAACAATTGCTCAAAGATTTGCAAGCTGATTTTCAACACCAGAGGAGACGATAATGTCCAGTGGTGAAATTAGCCTGTATGTCGATTTGTTACTAGTAGAGACGGTGTTAGCAGAGCCACGCCTCTATAAGAAGGCTAGTTTTGCTTCCGATTTGCTATCCAAAGTCAAAGATTATTTTGCTTCCAAAATTGACCCAGCCCACCCAGAGGCTAGCATTTTGAGAGAGTTGGCTCCTGGTGCTATCTCTATGTTATTTAGTGCTATTGGTTTGGGTAAGCTAGGATTGTTGCTAGGATTTTTAGCCAGCACTCTGCATATTGATGTGCCAGGTATTTTAACTAATGTTTATGAGAAAGTAAAAGAACTAGTTAGTTCAGGCGATAAAATATCTTCTGGTCAAGTGGATCAAGCAGTCAATGGTGTGACAGCACAACATACAGGGGGCATCACTACCTCTTCTTTGGATTTAATCTACGATGCCAAAATCATCAGTCTAGCTCTCATTGATTATGAAAAAGACAGTCTGCGATTGACCAAGGAAGGAACTATTTTCAAGAGTAGCGCCCCTCGCTCAGCACAAGGCGTTAGTTTACTAGGCAAACTTTTAAGTTTCATCATCAAGATTGCCCTAGCTTCGGCTGGTTTAATGGTAGCCGGAGATATAGCCAATAAGTTTTTGGGCCGCCCTAATTCCATAGACAAAACTTATGATCCAGCTCACCCTACGGAAGAAGCTACTTCCCCATCGGCACCTAGTGGTCCCACTTCGACACAAACCAAATACAAGCTCAAGGGCAATGCTCCACTACCTACCCAGATGCCGATTGAAAATAATTCGTCCAATATTAGCAATATGATTATTCAGTTTGCTAAGGACACTTATGGTGGATTGGATGGCAAAGAAAATTTGATTGAACAGACCCCTGGTTTCCAAATGATAAGAGAAAAAATAGAATGGTATAATGCTCGCCATCCAGGTAGCACCGTTACTTTTCTACCACCTAATTGGGATACTAAAAAACAATTAGTAGACTATTTTATCGATGATGTGGCTAAAAGCGATACATCAGGTTCGGCATAATGAGGAATAAAGATATGAGAAGCGATATTTTTAGTGAATTTGTCAAAATAGCCCAACAGAAGGGACTTATTTCTCAAGGTGAGCACGCCGAGCATACGGAAAAAGACTTTCACGAGACTAACCCTCGAATGGATTCTTTGTCTATTGAGCAAATTGGTAAGCTATACGATACCAA